GGCAGGGTAGGTGTGTCAAAAAAATGGTTAACGGCTTCATTACGTTTTTGTATGCGTATTGCGTCACGCTTCCCTTTATAAACCGCCCCACGTTTGGAATTGCAACGGCGGCATGCCGGCACCAGGTTGTCTAGATCATCTGAGCCTCCACGGTCATGTTCTATTAGGTGGTCGGCTGTTAATGGGTTGTCTTTGGTTGCGTGCTGGCCGCACCAGTGGCATGGTGGGTTGTTGGCTAGCAGGGCTTGCCTGTTGCGTCGATAGGTCAGGTCATTGGTGGTGTGTTGTCTGGGCATTGTCGGGTCTCCTTTGTTCAGATCATAGGTCAAGAGATACTGACGCCCACACAGGAAATGCGCCTGTGCGGTTGTCGTCTAGTTCCATGTGATAGGTGGGTGGTTTGACTTCCCCACTATTTGGGCAAGTAGCCACAGGAAGCCGTTCTATTTTTGTTCAGGGGTCAACCTTCGCCATTTGTGCCGTTTGGAAACGCTGTTCGCCTACATCGGTGCATAGGCGTCTACCCAGGTTCCCCTGTTTACGGCCCGTCAGCTACAACCCTGATACACCCATGCGACTAATGAAATTGTGGTGACAGTATCAGGTGGCTGGGTGACGTATCTCTAACGTGTGTAGAGCTGTCCAATTACCGTTCAACATAACTTCGGCATGGGTGATGTTTCGTGCTGACTCAAACTGGCCGTTAATGGTCAGGTATTCGACATCATGTTGGTTTGATATAGCGATAGCAAACACAGGGTGGGCAAAGCGCAAATCGCCGTGTCTAGTCCATATGCGAATAGGGTTATTCGGTTGCATAAATTCAGTCACGGTCGGGTCCTTTGGCTAGTCGGTCTGAGATTGCTTGAATGTCTTTAGGGCGCCAGACGTGGGTTTCCATGCCGGCGTCGTTGAGTGTTGATAACCACAGTTCTTGTTTTTCGGATAGTCGCCCGATGTCGCTTTTAAGTTCGGCAAATATGACGCCACGGGTTTTATGGGCGAGCGTCAGGTCTGGGTATCCTGCGTGACCTTGTAGTGGGGTTTTCCACACCCCTGGGCGGATTTCCACAGCACGGGTGTGCATAACTAGCCAGCCGTGTAGTCGAGCCAACAGGATTACTTGCGACTGAAAATATGACTCTTTCATCGCAGTTTTTTCATTGGGTACAGGTCTTGCCTGGGTAATCCGTAGCACTGGTTATCTTCATACAGCAGACGGCCTTTAGTTCTGACGTCTGCAGCTGTCGCCCAGCCTGCAATTACTACTTGTGGCCCGTCGACTACGCAGTAGATATACACAGCGTCTTTGTCGTATTCACGAATATACAAATAGTAGTCTTTGCCTTCTTTTCGTTGACTGCTTCGAACCTCGTAACCGTCAACGTCACTAGCGCCTAGATTGCCTTTGCCTGTCCACGGCAAGCGCAAATAGAGTGACACAGCCAGTTCACTGACAGCACCAAGCACGTCTATTTGTTGCTTTAATTCTTCAGTAAGCGTTACGCCTGTAAATGTTCGTGAAGTCTGATTGCGGCCTGATTCCATGCGTCGTTCAGCTTCTTGCACAGCAACAGCCATTTGGGCGTCGGTCAAAGTCACTACTGCGGCCATTACGGTGCCAGCCTTTTAATTAAAGCCGTGGCGTCAGCTCTAGTTTCGGGTACTGGGCCTTCCCAATTTAAACCTCGTAGGTACTTCAATTGGGCTTCAGATGGTGCATTGCTCGCATTTGCGCCTAGCGCCTGTCTGGGCGCATTTTGAGGCTGTTTGACAAGGGTTGCTGGGGTGCTGGTTTCTTGTCGATTGCGTACTTCTTCGGCGCTAGCCATCTTCGGGCCGAAACTCATCATAAACCCTAAGACACGGCCTAAAGCACTGGTGCTTGCGTTCATCATCTCGGAATTTTTGGTGAACGGCGTCAGCCCAGGTATCGGTTCCCAAGCCGTTGCCTGGCAACTGATCGGGTCTTCCGGTGTGCGCCAGGCTTGCACGGTAACAGCAATAAAAGTTTTGTCGCCAACCGTGATTACTTCAGGGCGGTTTTCAATAATGCGTAACTCAGGCCAGCGTTCCAATGCCATAGCAAACCGTGTTGGTACGTCGACATAGTTAGATAGGTCCATCAACTGCCCCTGTTTCTGTCGTATGCCTTGCGTTGATTGGCGGTCATGTTTGACCATGTAAAAAGTTGTTGGCAACGGCTTGACTCTTCAGGGGTCATGTGTTGCCAGTCGCCTGCTTTGCCACAAGCCAGGCAAATACCTTGCAACAGGTCTTGCACCCGAATATCAAAGGCGTGTAGTTCTTTTTTGCATAGTTCGCAGATCATTTGAAGCCACCTAACCGCATGGCCACAATCGTGTCTTGTGTCGATTTAGTGAGATTAGACAAATAAATGCCGTTTTCTTCGGCGACATAAGCCAATTCAAACAAGGCTTTTCTAAGCATTTCAATGTCGGTTTTTTGCGCTTCAAGTTGCCAAGCCGCCGCTTTCATAGTGATTTCGGCTTTGGTTATAGCAGCTGTCATTTCTGCTAATTGTTGGTTCATGTCGGGCCTTTCATTAGTCGGGTTGTTTTGTACGATAGCCAACTGGTGTGGCACTGTAGCGGATACGGCGCCTGTCGTTGTCTGTGGTGTTGGCCCAAATGCCTTGTAAAGCCTTTTCAGGGAATGACACGGCGTAGGCGTAGCATTCTTGGAACACTAAACAGGATTCGCATAAAGGTCTGATTATGGCTTTGGCTTGGGCTGACTCTTGGGCGTTGCTAGGGAAAAACAGGTTTGTGTCAATGCCTCGACATGCCGCTAATTGTTGCCAGTCGGGTCGGTCAACATTGAACATTTGCTAGCACATTTTCCAAGGTTTCCAACCGCAGGCACCTGTTTCTGCTGTGGCGTCATAGAGCAGAAAACCGAAACGCAGGTTGAGTGTTGGGTCTGACATGGATTCTTCAAACGGCATATTGAACAGTTCTTCTGCCCAGGCTCTATGTACGATATTTGCCTGTATCAAACCGTGATCGAAACCGTTAAAACTAGGGTGCAAATAGCCAATGTTAAGGCACCTTGCCTCTTTCCAGATTAGGCGCCCTAGTTTCTCCAATGTTTCGGTGTTATTCGGCCAGCCGACAGATACGGCAACGGGCAACCATTCTTGGCATTTGGTTGCTGGGTCAACATAAGCCACACGGGTGGTGGGCTGTGTCGACGTGGTGGTGCTAGTGGTGGTTGTCAGCTCTACGGCACGGTCCTGCAGCTGTTGGGGTGACAAGTCGCCCAGGCTAATTGTTGCCGGTGGTTTTAGATACGTTTGGGGTGGCGTGTCTTTTTGGTTCACTACCGCAAACGCCGCACACATTAGGTAGGTAAATAGGGCTAGCCCTAAAAAGCGTTTCACATTCATTTTGGTTTGTCCTTCAGTCGGGGTCAGGTCGGGGTATGTCTACCGATTCGGTAGGTCTATGTCAAGCACCCATAATAGTTTTAAATGCGTGGTGAACGACATCAGGGTGATCAGCCAGTAATGGGGCAACTTCGACATGCACCCATTGGGCGCCTTTTGACCCAATAGTGTTTTTGTCGTACACCTTCCAAGCGTCACGGTCACAGCGGTACCCAGCGCCCCAACCTTTAGGGTTGTTTTTGTAGGTGCCTGCATAGTCGTGGATTTCTTCTATGCCCAAAATGTCACGGTGAGTAAATAGAAAGTCGATCAGTTTGAACCTTTGTTCAGGGGTGCCTTTGAGGTCTACAGCTCGCCAGGTGGCATGCACAGATTTTTTTGGTGGGGTTGTCCCAACCATGTTTCTGTCGTTAAAAATGCCTATGTTTGTTACGCCGAAAAGGTAACAGCAATAGTCAACAAACACTTTGGTGCCTTCACGCTTTTGGGCGTGTACAGCGTCTTTGTTGCCGGTATACGGTCTAATTGCCATCGTCTTTTTCTCCCTTGTCCTTTAGGCCGTTACTTGCCAAGATTCCAGATAAGGCACCGGTTAAAAACAACATCATTGGTGATAATAACGCCCAGGCTGATTCGTCATTAGGGCTGACTTCTAAAGGTTGAATCACAAACAGCAGGCCGTAAAGCAAAGCTGCAGTCGAACCTAGAAACGCTACGGCTAAAGCAATGCCCACAATGAGTATAAGTCGGGCTTTGATTTCTGAGTTTGTGTACTTTTTCATGGGTTGCACCTTGTGGCTGTTGGGGTTTCTTTACAGTTGTATCGAGTGCGGTCGCTACAGCTGGTAACAACCAGCATTAGGGCGATAGCGAGGGCGGCGACTACGGCAAGAGTTTTCATCATCTTGGGTTGTTGCTGTAGTAAACGCCTTCAATAACCCATGCTTCATATTCGTCGTCGGTCATAAGACGTTCAATTTCGTCAACTTGAATGTAAACGGCGTCTTGTGGGTATAGGGCTTTGTATTCGTCAATAGTCATGTTTAGTACCTGTATCCGTAAACGTAGATTGTTCCGCCTGTCATTGTTGACGATGTGACACCAACAGTAAAAGCCGTGTAGCTAGTTGTATTGTCTAAAATTCCCGAACCAACAGCGGCAGAACCTGCAGGTCCATCTGCGTAAGTGCCAGTAATCATGGTGTTTTCGTTTTTAAACGGGTTCAGCAAATCGTAAACACCTGACATGCCAACAGTGGTGCCAGGGCCTAAACGATTCCAACTAGAACCATTATTCGTAGTAATACCTGAAAAAGCGCCAGTTGAATAAATAACGCCAGCTGCGCCCCAATAATATCCTGTGGTCGTTGACCCAAGTTGCAAAGTCATGTAAGGGCCACCTGCGGCAATTGAGTTGGCTTGCACAATAATTTTGTAATGGTCGTAGTCAGCCGAAAACGCACCTGTGACGGTCACGCTTGACACGGCACTACCAATTGTTTGTGTTTTAACTAGCCACATGCCAATTTTGTTCATTGAACTTGCGTAAAGAATTTCTGCGTCTAAAAACACTGGTGGGGTTGCCATTAGTTTTGCTTTCTCATGTGTTTACCAGCCTAAATAGTCACGGCCCAGAACACCCATGGGGGTGCCAAGCACAAACATATCGTAATAAGCGAATGGGCTGGCGTAAACCGTAAAGGTTGTCCGTTCAGGGGTTAAGTCAATATTGACCCCTTCGAGGCGTATAAGTTCAGTGGTTTGTACAGCAGCGCCAGGCACTAAATAGTTCATGTAGTAAGTAAAAGAACCCTGTGTTTTGTACAAATTAAGCCAAGTAGCCATTAAAGCATTGTTGTTTGTCAGGTCGTCAAAACTAAAAATGTATCTTTGGGTAGTTGGCTCGCCCTGATATAACGCTCGCACTTTGGCAAGTGTTCCTGCAGGCACAGGACCCGTGTTTGTGCTTGTGACGTTTTCGGAATATTTGCCGTAAACGTTGGCGCTGACATTGTTTGTGTATGTAGTCGTACCTGCGCCGCCGCCATAGTTAACTTCGACTTGGTTAATCATTGACTGACCGGCACGAATTCGGTCAAATGTTTGGTATCCCAAAACGCTAGCTGATGGTGTGCGCCCAAATTCTGCGTGGGTTGCCATAACTAAAGTTCGCCGTGGGTTCAATTGGAATGTTTGCCCAAACATGGCCACGCTGCCATTTTCGGTTAGTTGGCTTTGTTGAATAAAACTTACGCATGATTCGACAACGCTTGCAGCAACACCAAAACTGTCCCCTGTTGCTACACCCACAGTCATGTCTGGAGGCAGTGGGCCACCTGCAGCAGCTGCTAAACGGGCTACCTGCTGGCAAGTAGTCGTTGACGGTATAAGTGTGCTATTGCCCAAAACACGAGCTGCACGGGCCAGCCAGTCAATACAAGTAATGGTGGCGGTCGACAAACCCACGTTGCCTGGGTAATCCGTAAATTGGATTTCGTCTACCCAATACTTTTGGTTC